CCCCGTCAAAAACTGGTTGAGTTTGGCAGAACGAGATGCGTTCGAACACATCAACAGGTTCCTCCGTTACCAGAGTGAACCCCAACGAACGGAAATAGTCCGTTATACCCGTGGTGATCTTATCTAGATCAGACCGCTCCACAATGTACACACAATCATCCCCGTTGTTCATGAGCTCGAATTTCTGAACACCGGCCCTTTTCGCCCATGACCACATCATGGCGCACATAAGCAGGCAATTGCCCAGGCCAGTATTCATATCCCCACTCATGCGACCTCCATCTGTGTGGTACTTAAATTTCCCATCACTCGTGGCCGCAGTACATCTATTGTACAGCTGGTATTTCAGGAGGTCGGCTAAAAGCCTCCTGTCCTTATGGTAAAAACAGCGAAGGTATATGGAGTGCTCCCACTCAAGGGCTTGCACCGAAACATGCTGGTCAAAACGGCTCGCATCAGCCCCGATTGCCACGGGGTGTGTGAACTTCTCCCACTTGCGCCTAGCCAAGCGAGCGGAAGCTTCAGCATCCAAACCTTTCATCACTGTCACCTCATCAAAAACCTTCGCGATTGCCTTAAAAATTCTATGCTCAAGATGTTTCAAGAACACCCCAACCATAACGTTGAATCTCGGTGATCGAGGCGATATCACCCTCGGAACTACCTGGGTCCAGTGTTTGCCCGGCTTCAGCAAATTCTTTTCCCATTTTACAAACGCTTTAATGTATGCGTCCCTCTTCTCAAAAGGCAACACACTTAAGCTATCGACGGCCCTCTCATATACCAACTTCTTCAAGCCACTGTATGTTTCCACGAAATTTTCCGCGTCGACAGGGGCGCTCTTCGGAAGGTACTTAGCGAGTTTGGTTTCAAACTCAAACATTTCTGCATTAAAACATCCTGGCGCCGGTTTGGGTGGTTGCTCGAAACCTTTCGGCCCCGAGACATAGAACACCCTCTCCTTAACGGCACGTTCCAAGTTGACCAACGAATTATTAAAGGACACGTACTCCGATCTCAACCCAAGCCAGGCTAAGATGGTGGTCTTACGCTCCTTCGGGACTCCCCATCTCACAGGTGCTCCCAGGTTGGGATGGTTAGGGGCCACTGAACTAACAGTGTCCACCCCGAGCACCGTGATTGGGCAACCCTACTGCTCGCGCGGGGCGTTACGCCCCACGCGGGTTTGGACCTCGCCTCGCCACAGGGTGTCACGAATGACTACCGCCGTATTCTCCTCCTGGTTTTCCTCTAAGGCCAAGGAATGAGCCAGCGAATCTCGAATACGGTCGCCCCGTGTACG